TGTCCGGCCGCTTCCACCGCGCCTGCGCGGCTTCCACCCAGGCTGTCGGGATCACCTGCCACGGGTCATCCTCCATCCCGGCCGTGAAGTCGCCGTGCAGCATTTGCGATCGCAGGGGTTCGGGCAGTGCTTGCAGGGTGGCCATGTATCCGGTCCTCATGAGATACGGGTTATCGGAGACGCGCGAGGGGATGAAGGTACGGCTGAGTGGTTTGATGATGTCGCCAACATGGCGGAACGGCGTGCCGTCCTGCACCTCGATCTCCTTGCCGTCCACCACCGCGTACCAGCGCAGATCACCGGGCTTGGCCGGGTTTGGGTGCTTGGGATCGAGCCACGGCGCGAAGAAGTCGATGATCCAGCGGCCTCCCACCGTCGTCGGTGGGTTGAATGTCATGAGCACCCGACAGCGTTGGTTGGGAACCGCCGTGCGCAACCAGCCCATCAGGAAGCGCACCGCAGATTCGCGCATGTTCGACGCCTCGTCGTACACGATCAGGTCGTGGTCACGACCTTGGTACTTGACTTCATCGCCAGGGTTGGGGAAGCTCCCGAGCTCGATCTGCCGCCCGTCCGGTAGCCGCCAGATACGATCCGCCCCGTTGAATCCGTCCCGGCTGCCGAGAATCCTGGTGATCTCGTCGATGACGCCAGTGAGCTCGGTCCCGTTCTGGCGGAAGATGATTGACTTGCGATGCTGCGTCAGCGCGAGCCCTACGGCCAGGGCGGACTTGCCACCGCCTGCGGCTCCGCCGAAGCCTGTCACGTCCGCCGGCGTGGTGTACGCTTGGGCCTGTGGGCCTGGCAGCGGCACCCATATCGGCGCCGTGGAGAGTAGGGCATCGAGCTCTTCCCGTTCCTGCGGCGTCAGATAGGCCAGCAGCGCCTCAATATCGGCCAGGTCATACCTGCCCATCTGGCCCATGGTCTGCTGAGACGTCATCGCCCTCGTCATCCGGGCCATTCTGCTCGGCCACCTTGCGCTTGGCAGCCAGCGCCAGAAGGCCCGCGATCTTCACCGCCCGGTCCGCGTCATCTATTTGCACAGGCCCGCCCGCCGCGCCGGTCACCTCCATGGCCGTCCGCTCTCCGTACTTCGTCGGGTACCACCGCGCCAGCAGCTGGAGCCTGGTCCACACTTGCAGCTTCCGATGCCCGAGCATGTCGGCCAGCCGCCGCTTCACCTTCCGTCCATTCCGCTCGATCTCCTCGCCGATGACCGGCGTGTCCGCGATCTCAAGGGCCTCCTCGGCGATGGCGTCGTAGCCAATCTTGCGTGCCTCCGCCACGCGCTCCGCGAAGTCTGGGCGCTCACGCATCCAGTAGTACACGGCACGCCACGTGGGCATGTGCGCATCCATGCAAATGGCTCGCAGGGGCTCGCCTTCTGCCAGACGCCGGCAAATTTCATCGGCAAGCGCCTCGGTGTACATCCCAGGGCGCCCTCTTTCCCTTTTCGCCTTCGCCATGGCCTGATTCTACATCCGACGCGCCGAAGCGCAACACCACTAGACTACACGCGAAGAGTGAAGATAATTCGCCACGTCATGCTGCTCCGAAGCGGAGCATAGCAGAGCCAGAGCATCGGCTTCGTTGTCGTTCGCTGGCTGGTGGCCAAGCGCCCGCATGGCGTCCACTATCTCCGCCTTGCTGGCATTTCCCTTGCCGGTAGCGTGCTTCTTGATCGTGCCGACCGGAACCCCTTGGTAGGGTATCTGGTGATGCTCACACCACGCCGTGAGCGTGGCCAGAAACCCGCCGTATGCGTGGGCAGCGTCCACCCCAGCATGGCGGCGCACTTCCTCGAAATACACCGCATCGAACCCATCCGCGCATTGCTTAGTCTCGGTGAGCCAGCGCCGGAAGCGAAGGAAGCGCATCCCGCCACCCTCGAATCGCTGCGGCTTGAAGCTCTCGCTGCCGCTGGTGATGGAGCCGTCGCGGCCTCTCAGAGCCCATCCTGTGGTGGTGCCAAGGTCCAGGGCAAGGATGCAATCACGCATATTTCCGAGGCCTCCCACGCTTGCCAGGTATCCCACCGCCAACCCGGACGCCTGCGACGAATCCGTCCTCGTCGGCGTGGAACCACGTTGCCGGATACTCGCATCGTTGCTGCTCTACCATCTTGCGCTTGTAGTCCGGCGTGCAGTCCTCGCAGTAGCCACTTCTGCCGGGCTTCGTTGACCTCGCAGAGCGCATCCATAGCGCGTACTGCTCTTTGCTCGCGAAGCACTTTGGGATTTTGATGGTTGCCATGTACTCTCCTCTCACATCGCCATCTTGGCGGTCAGTTGTTGCATGATCTCGGCCAGCCGCTGGCGGGCCACCTCCGGCGGGACGATGGACCGTCCTGGGGCCGGAAGCGCATCACGTCGCTTCGGCACCTCGGCGGGCAGCTTGCCGGTGCGGACGCTCTGGACAGCCTCATCAAGCGCGGCCTGCCAGCGGCCTTTGAGCGAGGCGTATGGGTGGGCCTGCAAGTCGCCTGCGAGCTTTGTGGCTGCCCAATACACGGCTGGAGTGCTCCACACGTCCTCGCCTGTTGCGCGCTTGCGCATCTGCTCGACGGCTTCCAAAAAGGCCTGCTCGTAGTCGATTGACGGGCGACATAGCTCGCGGAACTCCGGCAGGGTCGGCGGATACTTGCGGTCTCGGCAAGCGGCAACACCACGCGCAAGCTCGTCGCGGCTCATATCTGCCAGGTCTTCGGCCCATGTGCGCATCACACGGGCTCGCGGGAAAGCGCCGTACCGTTCGGCCCATAGCGATCCGTAGCGGTCCTCCATGCGGTTGAATAGTCGCTCAATCCACGCATCAGGCAATGCGTTCGGCGTCGATGTCGATGATGTTGGCATTGTCTTGTCCATGTTCACCTCTTGCTGCTGCTGCGGCCTGGGCCGCGTAGTTGTCGATACGTGATCGGCGAGACCAATCACTGCTTGCCACAGGCTGACGTGTCGCCTGTTTGCTCAGATACCAGTCCGCCCTGAACCCCTGCCACCCGGACAAGCAGCAGTGGGCGATTGCGTCCTGCAAGCTGATCCCGGCCTTGCCCGCCTCCCGGCGTACTGCGTCCAGCACGGTCTGAGTTACCGGGCCTGCGCGCTTGGCCTTGCGCACTTCGAGCCAGTCGTCAAACACCTTCGGGGCAACGTCTGGCGGACAATCCACAGCGCGCCTCGCGCGCGCGTTATTGCGCACGCTTTGCGTGCGCTTATCTTTATTTGGTGTTGGTATTGGTATTGGTATTGGTATTGGTGTTGGTAGCTCAACGTCCGTTGAGCGTTCGCTAAGCGTTCGTTGAGCGTTCGCTCTGCGTGCTTTTACAGACGCTTCAGCGGACGCTTTGGCCTTGGTCTGCTTGTCTCTCATCCGCGCTATTTCCGCGTCACAACGCGCATTTCTCCAGCCTTCCGGCGAGAGTGAGAAGTATTCGTGCAACACGGACTCCACGCTATCGACGTGCTCGCGCATCCTCACGAGCCGTGCGGCCTCATGCACTTCTGGCGGTATTGGGGCCTCTCGCAGGTAGTACAGATCGAGCAGACGTCTGTACGCCAAGTCCTCAAGAGGTTCGAGATGCGCAGTGTGTGCAGCGTAATCACCGAGGTGAAATGGATAGTAGTTCATCGCTGCTCATCTTTCATGTCGAACATCCGTTGAGCGTTCGCTAAGCGTCCGTTGAGCGTTCGCTGAGCGCCATCCGAGCGGCCTCTGAGCACTCTCCGTACGACACATGTAGAATGTAGAGCCTCAGCGATTGACAGAATCCTGATGATCGATGTCCGCATCAGCCCGCGCTCTATCCGGCTGATCGTGCTTTGGTGGATGCCAATTGCAGACGCCAGGTCCTCTTGTGAGAAGCCAGCGTCAAGCCGAATCTGTCTGGGTGTCCTATGTTTCATTGCTTGCCCCTCCGTTTCGGCAGCCACTCCACTGCGGCTGCTTGCGCATGTACTCCCAATTCACGTCCGGCCTCAGTTCCTCGCACCGGACCCCCGTGACCGACTCGATAATCGGGCAAAACTTCACCGGCGTCCGCCCGCTGGCCTTCCAGTTGCAGACGCGCTGCGGTGAGCAGCCAAGGATTCGCCCTAGCTTGGTCACGCCACCGGCTATGTCTGCGGCCCGTCGTATTGCTTGCTGTGGTGTCATGCTCTCATCCTAAGTTGACGATACACGATTGTAAACATATCTTTTAGCCACCTTGCGCAAATCGTGCATTTACCGCTGCCCGTGGATGCGCACCATCGCATCCTTGAGGGCCTGGACCGACCGGCGGACACGCTCACGCTCTTGCAGTGCGGCCCGCCGCTCAGGCAGCGGCAAGGCCAGCAGATAGCGGGCCTCGCACTCGATGAGCCAGTCGATGCACCACGTGCACACGGTCCGGCCATCAGACAGCATGGCGGTCTTGTCTCGCCGGCAAACTTCGCAGTTCATGGCTATAAGTCCAACTTATGTTGGTCATAAAAAAGTTTCATGAAAAAATCTATTGACTGGTAAAATTTTTGTTGTATCATGCAGTACATGGATATCACGGTGCTATCCACCGCGCCCCGGGGTCTGAGGGCTAGGAGAAAGAAATGAACGCAGAAAACATCGCCAAGTTCGCCGCCGCCACGGAAGACCTGTATGACCAAGAGTATGGCGGCTGGCTTGTGAAATCCGTGGAGACCCGCGACACCATCCAGGACTTTGTGGATGCAAGCCACGGCTGGGCGGAGTGCTCGGCCATGAAGTCCGGTGAGATCGCTGGATTCCAGTTCGTCGCTTGGGAGCGCGTGCAGGCTGCGAAAGGCCAGCCGCGTCGCTCTCTGAGCGTGGTTGACTTCGGCGACGTTCGCGTCGCCATGGACGTGGACCTGTTCGAATACATCTAAGAGAGGAGGAAATCATGGAAGACCTGTACTACATCCTCTACAGCAACACCAGCCGCAACAGCCCGGCGGGTCTACGCCCGCAGGCCATGATGGCCTGGGGCAGCGAGATCATCAACGCTGCAACTTTTGAATTGGGAATGGCAGGTTCATCTCACGAGGAGATGGCCGGAATTGGCTTCGTCAAGGATCGATGGGGCCACATCCGCCGGGCCCGTGAGCTTGCACGCGCTGAGATTCTTGATCTAAGCATACAAAAGCTTGGGGACGATGGGCGGCTCTACATGGCCTTCCCGGCCACCCACGAAGGCGCGGCTGCCTTCCTTCAGGCCGCAGAGGACTATGGCCTCGAAGTAGAGGCCAGCGCTCTCGTGGATGCGGTCAAATCATGATCCGACTAATCTCCCCAGAAGGCCGCCGCGAGCGGCTACGCTGGACAGACCGAAGCCAGCACTCAAGATATGGTATCGGCGTGGTGATGAGGGCCAAGTCCAGTTTACCGATGGACGGCTCGTCATTTGCCAGCATGGCCCGAGACGGCTGGCGGATCGAGTGCTCCACTGATCTTGAGTGCCGCCGCGTAGCTGGTGCGCTGGCATTGGCCGCGATCTACTTCCCAGACGGGTCAATAGTTGTCCGAGAGCAAAAGCCATGAAATCAGTAGGACTCATCCGTCTGGCCGTCAAGGCCATAAAGCCGGGCCGTCTCTATGCTGTGTCCGGGTCGATCAACATGACCATCATCGCCCGCCACCCATGCGAGGCGGTGAAGGTCGCACTGCAAACCATGGGAGGAGAACACGATGAGCGCAACGCTCAAGACCGCGCGCAAAGCGCGCACTTACTACCCGATGACTGACCGGGTTTCTCGCTGGCGCCAAGCGGCGAGGTATGCACGAGCACTGGCTATCCTCGGCGACCGCTGGTTGCTTGCCAAGCCGGTGCGCCAGGTATCCGGTGAGCCCTGGAGAGGATATCAGCACCATGAATGACAAGCACCTACAGGCAGAACCGCTGGCCACCATACGCGCCAGCTCGTGGCCGTCGCTTTTCGACTGCGCGCTACGCTGGTACTACCAGAACATCGTCGGACTGCGCATGCCAGCATCCGGCAAGGCCGCCCTCGGCACAGCGATCCACGCAGGCACCGCAGCCTTCGACGGCTCCCGCCTGAGCGGCGAGCAGATCGATGTGGTCACCGCAGTCGATACCGCTCGTGCTGTACTGCAGAGCCCAGAGCAGGATGTAGCGTGGGACGACAACCTGACCAAGGCAGAGGCCGACACCTTCGCCGTCAAGCTGACCACCCGCTACTGCCAGGAAATCAGCCCTGCCCGGAAATACGCAGCCGTGGAGATCGAATGTCAGGCCCTAGACATCGCCACTGAATATGGTGTCGTGCGCGTCACCGGCACCACAGACCGCATCCGCATCGCCGACGACGGACGCAAGGGCATCTCCGACCTCAAGAGCGGCGCACGGGCCACGGAGAAGACCGCCGACGGCGGACGGCGCGCCGTCACCAAGGGACACCACCTCCAGCTTGGTATCTACACGCTGATGGCCGAGCAGGCCAGCGGCGAGCGCCTGGACGCTCCTGCGGAAATCATCGGCCTTCAGACCACCAAGGACGCCCCGGTCGCCACCGGCGAGGTGGCCGACGTTAAGACCCCTCTGCTTGGCACCGAGGAGCACCCCGGCCTGATCCAGATCGCCGCCAAGATGCTCAGAGATGGGGTTTTCCCGCCCAACCCGAAAAGCATGCTGTGCAGCGCCAAGTACTGCCCGGCTTACAGCACACGTTGCTACTACCACGATTGACTCTCAACCACAGGAGAAACCAATGACCAACACAGCCACCATCGAAGCGATGCGCCAGCAGCAAGCGGCCCCGCGTGAGGCCCAAATGCCAGCCGTCCGCGCAGGATTCTTCGATCTCCAGTCCTTCGAGCTGATCCAGCGCGTGTCCAAGGCCTTCGCACAGTCCGACCTCGTTCCGAAGCAGTACCAGGGCAACCTCGCCAACTGCATGATTGCCATGGACATGGCCCAGCGCATCGGCGCCAACCCGCTGATGGTCATGCAAAACCTGTATGTGGTGCATGGCACCCCGGGATGGTCCTCCAAGTTCCTTATCGCCACGATCAACGTGTGCGGTCGCTACTCCTCGCTGCGCTACGAATGGCGCGGCAAGCCCGGAGAAGCTGAATACGGCTGCCGCGCCTGGGCAATCGAGAAGGAAACCGGAGAGCGCCTGGACGGTATCTGGGTCGATTGGAAGATGGTCAAGGCCGAAGGGTGGGATGCCAAGAACGGCAGCAAGTGGAAGACCATGCCAGATCAGATGCTCATCTATCGCGCCGCCGCATTCTGGCAGCGTGCCTACGCACCGGAGTTTGGCATGGGTCTCCAGACCTACGAGGAGCTGCAGGACACATTTGAAGCGACCCGCGAACCAGATGGATCGTACTCGGTCGATGTTGCCTCACTCAAGCGGGAAGCCGAGGCCACCAATCGAGTTGGCAAGGTCGATACCCGCACCGGCGAAATCATCGACGCACCGGCGACGGCGGTAGCCGATCCGGGCGACGACGCGACGCGCACCCACGAGCAGAATGACGGCCAACCCATGCAGCAGGACGGACCGAGCTTCGAGGACGCGATTGCCGCCGTGAAGGCGGGCGATTTTGACCTGGCCAGAGACTTGGCCAGAAGCCTGACGGAAGGCCAGCGGAAGGCCGTTGAGCAGGCCATCGCCAACGCCCAGCGGCCCAAGCAGCCCCAGCGCCGCGAACGAGTCCGCGGCGGCCTTGTGATTGAGTAACCAAACGATTAACCGCAGAAAGGACGCATAACCATGAACGCACATCAAGACTTCCGCAACATGACCGCCGAAACCGTCGGAAAAGACCTGCTGCAAGCTCTCGTGATGGAGCTAAAACTGCTGCCGTCCCCCTGGCAGAAGCTACCGAAGAAGAAGCAGGACGACATCATTGACCGGCTGCGCGCCCGCGTCGAAACAAACGTCAAGATGGCCGTGCATCTGCTGGCAGCAGAGGGCCGCACAGTGGTGGCCGGAGATATTGAGCAGATCACAATCAAGGATGGAGTAAAGGCCGTGGTGAGATTCGGGATCGGCACCGCTGACCTGCACGAGCTGTACGAGGCCGCAGGCAAGTCCGTCCTGGTCGTTGTGGCCAATGCGGCTGACCACACTGGCGGCCTGCACGACGTGCAGGGCGAGGAAGACCAGCGCGCCATGGACCTCGGCCACGAGTACCACGACAACGACGGCGGCGGCATGGACGGCGCTGCTGGCGACGGCAACGTCATCGATGGCGAAGTCCTCGGACTGCCCGACCGCTCCGCCAGCAACAACAAGAAAGCGGACTGATCATGAAAATCACGGAAATCAAAATCAAGAACTTTCTCGGCGCCCGCACCATCAATGTGCGGCTGCCCGAGCCTGTGATGCTGTTCGCTGGCAGTAACGGCGCCGGCAAGTCCAGCATGCAGGAAGCCATCCGCATGGCCATGACCGGCGAGTCCGTCCGCGTCGGCCTCAAGAAGGACTACAGCGCACTCATCACAGAAGGTCATGATTACAGCCTCGTCGAAGTCGAAACCGCCGCAGCCACGTACTTTGTGGATCTGCCGTCCGGCGATGGCCTCCACGGCAAGAACCCGATGCTGACCTTCGTCCTAGACGCCCAGCGCTTCGCCCGCATGGACGACAAGGAGCGCCGCTCCTTCCTGTTCGGCCTGATGGACATCAAGATGAACGGTGAAAGCGTCACCAAGCGCATGCTCGGCAAAGGGCTAGACGAGAATAAGGTCAAGCAGATCGCCCCATTCCTACGCGCCGGATTCGACGCGGCCCAGAAGGAGGCCCAGGCGAAATCCAGGGAGGCGAAGGCCAGTTGGAAGACCATCACCGGCGGGGAGACCTACGGCAGCAACAAGGCCGCATCATGGGCGGCGGCAAAACCGGAAGCGGACGCCAGCAAGCT